TGCCTGTGATAATCAACATCGCAGCACCAGCACCACTTCCAGCAGCCGCGCCGCCCGCGCCGGCCCCTGCACCCGCAGCGCCACTGCCCGCACCACTCGCCCCTTTTTGGATGATACCAGCTAACCGTTTCTCAAAGAAGTTAGTGTTCACCCAGGAGTGCGGCATGGACGACCAATCCCGCCTCAAGAATCAGTTCATCAAACTTCTTGGGAAACTACCGGGACTCAGTGCGCGGCTGGAAGCCACCGAACGTGACATCTCAACACTTCTCGAGAACACGTCCGAGTACACGGAGGCGAATACCATTACACTTACCAACTCCACCTTGTTCGGTCACGACGACACGACACGGAAGAGGTATATGACTGGTACCGTCAACAAAATGCTGATCTCGCGTTTACAATGCATGTTCGGCACCGTGTCGCAGGTGGAGGTGGACAACTACATCACAACCACGGTCCTCAACGACCCCGAGCTCGAACGCGGAACTATCATCACTGCGGACGGGAAGATCACCGGGTTACTTGCCATCTCATCGAAAGCTGCGATGGACCGCGCCTTCAAAGCGGACTTGTCCCCCGGCGGGGTGAGGATCAAAAACGAGCCTGAACTACGGCTCAGCACGCAAATGCACATCATGAACTTGATGCTTGTGCGTGCAACACGCATTTCTTGCGCTGTCCCGAAATCCACTGGTCTGGATTTTCCAGCGCGGGTTCCCACCCAGTAATTGGGATGGTGCGTGACCCTTACCTCATGGGCACTATTAACTGTGATAAGAGTACACTCAGCAAGGTGTACATCTACAATTGCAATTGGAAGTGTACCCGAGGTGAGGAGTTCTGGGACGAGAAGATGGGGGTACTTGATTTTGGTTGCGAAGCAGCAGTACGAAACGAGCGCGGGACGCGCGCGGACGGAACTTATCGCACCAAATATGGCGGGTTTGACCACGACGGCATCATTTATGAGAATTCAAACGCTAATGTTAGCGTCGCCACACGGCGAATTTTCAGAGCCGCCGGTGGGTCGATAGCCACAGCCAACAAGTTGAGAGATAACCAATCTAAGTTTATCTCCGAAAACACCTCCTTCCTTGAAGATTTGCAAAACCTTTACGCGCCGGTAATGAGCAATTTTCGAGGGTTCCTCGTCGAGGCTGAGGATCACTACGACGATCCGCATGCGAAACGTAGCCTGCGCGAGCAGGCATGGAAGGAACTATTCGAAACTGGAAATGTCATGAACGGCATCTGGTTAGAATACACGATCTACAAGATGAAGAAAGACGAATTCGCCAAACCGGGGAAGGAACCACGAATGATCGGAGACTTACAAGTCCCGGCCAGCCTTGAAGGCTTCATGGTCACCAAGTACCTCAAACAAGCGATGCAGAGAGACGTTGAACTGCCTGGCGGCACGTTACACTTTTGTGCGACACCCGACCATGATGCACTCACCAACGTTTTCACTAATCTGTTGAGTCCGAAGAAGAGAGTTTACATGAGCTTATTTTCTGACGATTCATGCGTCTCCATCAGGCAAGAAAATGGTGAAG